CTAAATCACAAGTTGAGGGATTAATCAAACTCGGGTTGGGTATTTATGGCGCATCAAAAGTCAGTGATGTGGTGAGGGATGCCATAGCTAGTGGCGATGAGGAACCTCAAGGCGGTTTCCCATTCACTCCGAGCGACATATCCGGATGGGCAAGCCCCACCTACACGCAGACCTTTCAAGGCCCAATAGACCTAAACTCACTGTTTACCACCGACAATCTGTTAGGTGGCACACAATGGGCAGGACTGCAAGGCAACCAATTCGCCAATATCCCGCAAGTATCAATGTCGGATTTCATATCGAGTATCCAAAATGGAAAAGTTTGAACTTGCCAAGAATCTGCTATCCGATGAATTCTTCTTAGAAGAAATGGAAGCAATGCGTCAATCTGAATTGCTGAATATAGTTAACTCTGCGCCGGATGATATTGAAGTGCGAGAACTTGCATATTTAAAAATTCATGCTTTACAATCTATTAAAGGCCACTTTGAGTCAATCGCTGCCACGGGCAAAATTGTTTCAAAGCGGTGGAAGATTTTGTAATCATAAGATTACACCGTGGCACTCGGTAAGTGCTGACAACTTGGGTAAGAAATGAGTGATAACACGGCTCCGCAAGGAAGTGAATCGCTGAATGTGGAACAAGCTGCATCCGCATTTTTTGGATTAATGGATTCTGAACCGAACGCCGAAGGCCAAGTCGAACAGAATGCAGATTCAGAAAATGATGATGGCGTTGATTCCGAGTTGGTGGATTCTGAAGAAGGTGAGAAAGAGCAAACTAGCACTTTTCGCGTCAAAGCGGCGGGAGAAGAACGCGAAGTTACTTTAGATCAACTTATTGAGGGCTATCAACTTGGGGCCGACTACACAAAGAAGACCCAAACGCTTAGTGAACAACGCCGCGCTGTGGAAGCAGAACGGTCGAAAATTGACGAAGCAAACAAGGTAAGAGATCAATACGCCCAACGCTTGCAGATGATGGAACAATTCCTAAGTCAGCAAACGAAGGGTGAGAACTTGGATGCTCTAAAGGAAAGTGACCCCATCGGGTATGCAGTCAAGGTAGCAGAACAGCAACAACGCAAGGAACAACTTGCGGTTTTGAAGGCAGAACAGCAACGCATTGCCCAACAGCAACAAGCGGAACATTCTGAGAAACTCCAAAGCCACATTGCTCAAGAAAGCCAAAAACTTTCTTCTTCTATACCGGGCTACGCAGACCCAAAGACCGGCGACCAAATCCGCAAGGATATTAGGGACTATGCCAAGTCGATAGGGTGGACAGACCAAGAGTTAGCCAATGTCTATGATTCTCGTGCTGTTTTGAGTTTATTTCATGGCATGAAGTATTCTGCTTTGCAAAAGGGAAAGCCGGAGTTATCCAAAAGGGTAACCGAAGCACCCCGAATGATGAAAAGCGGTGTATCTCAACCGAGAGACAATCAAGAACAGCACAAAAAAGCAGTAGCGCATTTGAAGAAGACCGGCAAAGTCCGAGACGCTGCAAGTGCGTTTGAACGGTTCGTTTAATTCAAGGATTCAATCATGGCAACTTATCAAACCTATACCTCCATTGGTCAGCGTGAAGACCTCTCCGATGTGATCTATTCAATCTCCCCCACCGACACGCCTTTCATGTCGTCCATCGGTAAAGCCAAAGCAACCGCTACCAATCACGAATGGCAAACCGATGCTCTCGCATCTGCCGTCTTGACCAACGCAGCAGTCGAAGGCGACACCGCAAGCGATGCCACCATCGGCGTGACCACTCGCGTGGGCAACAAGACTCAGATCAGCCAAAAGACCGTGAAAATCTCCGGCACTTTGGAAGCTGTGGACAAAGCCGGTCGTAAGTCTGAGAAGGCTTACCAATTGGCTAAAGCCTCCGCTGAGATCAAGCGCGATATGGAAACCACTCTGTTGTCTAACCAAGCAAGCACGAACGGTAACTCAAGCACTGCTCGTAAATTGGGTGGTTTGCAAACATGGTTGGCGACCAACGGTGACTTTGGCACAAGCGGTGTTGCTGGCGCAAGCGGCACGACCACTCGTACCAACGGCACTAACCGCACCTTTGACGAAGCCACTTTGAAAACTGTGGTTAAAGAAGTGTATGCCTCCGGTGGCAATCCCAAAGTGTTGATGGTGAATCCTGCTCACAAGCAGTTGGTCTCTGCCTTCACCGGTATCGCTGCTCAACGCTTCATGGCTCCGGCTGATGCACCAACCACCATCATCGGCGCGGCTGATGTGTATCTGAGCGACTTCGGCACGATCTCGGTCGTTCCCAACCGCTTCATGACCTCTACCAACACTTGCGATGAAGCCGCCTTTGTGTTGGATACCGACATGGCTGCTGTGGCCTATCTGCGCCCCTTCCAAACCAACGAGTTGGCTAAGACGGGTGACGCGGAAGTGACTCAGTTGTTGGTGGAATACACCTTGCAAGTGAACAACGAAGCTGCCCACGGCATCATCGCTGACTTGACTCCCTAAGAGTGAATGCCCCCATGTTTAACCGCATGGGGGTTTTTCTATGACCGAGTTTCGTAAATCTGTTGCTCACGCCGATGGCGATGGCGGCATCGTTATTGAGACACGCCAAGATGTAACAGCGAACATTGAGCAAAATCTCAAGGAATTTAATTCCTATGATGAACGAGCAAAATGGTCGGATGATATGTTTGGCAACAAGGTAGCGTCAATTCCTTTAACGGTGATTGATGACCTAAATGCAAAAGGCATCATGCGGGGCTTTGCTGTGGTTGACGAAAAGCAATTCAAGGCATGGCTTAACAGTCCGGATAACCGATTTTTTAGAACACGACCGGGGCGCGTATGAGCATTGCTACATTCTCTGAACTGAGTACAGCGGTAGCCAACTATTTGGCCCGTAGCGACCTAACAGATCAGATTCCCGACTTCATTCGTTTTGCAGAACTGAGACTCCGCAGAGAATTGCGGATTCGGCAAATGCTCAAATCTGTGACCACCTCAACAACGAGTGGTGACGGTACGGTAGAGATACCCTCAGATTTTCTTGAGGCTAGAGACTTCTATGTAACGGGGAACCCTCCCCAACCACTTAGTTTCTTGTCTCCATCGGTGTTCATTCGAAACACTGATTCTCATGTTCGCGGTAAACCGTTGAACTACACAATTTTGGCGACTGAGTTTCAGTTAGCCCCAATGCCGGACAATGTGTATACGCTTCAATTGCTGTACTACTCTGCTCCGACATTCCTATCAAGCGGAAATTCAAGCAATGCGTTTATGGCGAATGCGCCGGATGCTTTGCTGTACGCTGCTCTTTTAGAGGCAGAACCGTACATCATGAACGATGCAAGAATTCAGACATGGGCGACCATGTATCAAAGGGCAATCGACACATTGGTTAGATCGGATGAATCTTCCCAATACTCGGGTGTACCACTCGCAATGACTTTATCAAAGAGGTAAAAAATGGCTGCAATGTCCAACTATCTAGAGAATGCTCTTATCAATGAAGTCTTACGGGCCACCGGATATACAGCACCTACTACTGTTTATGTTGCTCTGTTTACGAGCGACCCTACTGATGCTGGCAGTGGTACTGAGTGCAGTGGTACGAGTTATGCTCGTCAGTCTGCTACTTTTGCTGCTCCCTCTAATGGTGCTTCTAGCACTAGTGCAGATATCAATTTCCCGCAAGCTGGTGGCTCATGGGGAACCATCACCCACTTTGGGATTTTTGATGCTCTCACTACTGGCAATCTGTTGGTACATGGTGCTTTGACCACTTCTAAGACAATCGACACGGGCGATGTGTTCAAGATCGCTAGTGGTTCTCTGACTGTCACCTTTGCGTAATGGCAGATGTTTGTGGCCCATTCACGCTTGAACAGCTAGACCTATTCGGGAGCATTGATAGTCTAGCTTTCTCGCTTGATTCAACCGTTTGGACAGATGCGAATGTTTGCATCTTAGAAGCGGCGGCATCCGCATCGGGTGCAGGGTCAGTCAGCGCAATCCCCATAGCGATATTGGTGGGGGCATCGTCTGTCAGTGGTGACGCACAAACGCAGATTACTTACATTCGTGTAAGGAACTCTAGTTCATCTGTTAACAGTACCGCTACTTCTTCTTCCGGCTCACAAGTCACCTATGTATCGAGTGCCTCAATAACGGGGCTTGCAACGGTCTCGGGTGACGGGACAAGGGTAAGGTTAGGTGCGGGGTCAATAAGTGGCATAGCGACCGTTCTAGCGGCTGGAACCGGCATATTCTCAAGCGGTTCGTCTGTCTCCGGCTCAGCATCCATTGTTGGTGACGGGTTTAGGGTAAGGCAAGGCGCGGCTAGTCTGTCCGGTGAGGGTACGGTCTCTGCGACTCCAATCAGAATCAGAACTTCTAGCGGGTCGGTTAACGGGACTTCTAGTGTCTCGGCTCTCGGTGGATTGGTTTCGAGTGCTGCGGGGATACTTGAGGGAATAGCGACTGTATCGGCTACAGCTACAGCGACATTTCAAGCACAAATGTCGATCAGTGGGACGGTGACGATTTCTTGCATTGGCATCCGATTGGGTGACAATTGGTCGAATGTCAGTGCTGACACGAACACATGGACTGATGTTAGTGTTGGTGGGAATACATGGACAACGGTAACTGCGGACGCGAGTACATGGACAGATGTGGGAACATCGGGAAATACATGGACAGACACGGCAACGGGTTCAAATGATTGGTTAAGGAACGGATGATGCCTACTCAAAGAATCGCATTAGGTGAATGGTTACCCGATCAGCCGGGGCTGACGGGGGCATTGACTGTGGCTAAGAACTGTTTTCCGGTGACTGCGGGATACGGTGCATTTCCGGCAGAGGCTAACTTCTCTGCGGCGGCTGCGGAGGATTTGACCTCATTGGTGTACGCCAAAGACGAAAACGGCACGACTAAACTCTTTGCTGCTGGCCTACACAAGATTTATTCTGTGGACTCTGTTGGGGCATTAACGGGTGTTTTTACCTTCACGGGTACTTACTCGCAAAGCGGCACGACCACTCTGACGGTGACTTCTATTGCTCACAAGCTGAAAACCGGTGACTCGTACTACCTAAACTTCACAAGCGGCACAGCGGCAGACGGTCAATTCACGGTGACTAAACTCACTGCGGATACCTTTACGGTAACGACCACATCCGCGACCACATCGGGGAATGTGACCATTTCACGGGTGGCTGATGGGTACGACACACAAGAAGGCCAACGGTTTAGATTTACTCTGTTTGGCAATCAGATCATCGGGACTAACTTCACTGAGAGACTGCAAGTCTATTCAGCGGATGGAAGTTCATCGTTCAAGAATCTGTCAGACAGTGCGCCAATTGCTAAGTTCATCACTGTGGTGAGGGATTTTGTGGTTTGTGCCCATTTGGATGAGAGTGGAACGACTCGCCCATATCGGGTGCGGTGGTCAGCAATCAATGATGAGACCGATTGGGTGGAGAATGTAAACACTCAATCGGACTATCAAGACATTCCCGATGGTGGGCACATCACGGGCATTCGCGGTGGTGAGTTTGGGATTATTCTGATGGAGAAATCAATCTCCCGCATGAGTTACGCCGGAACACCGTTCATCTTCCAATTCGACAACATCTCACGCGGCAAGGGCTGTATTGCATCGGGGTCGGTTTGTCAGTATCAAGGGCTAACCTTCTTCTTGTCTGATGACGGGTTCTATGTCTGCGATGGACAGAAAGTAACCCCCATCGGTGCGGAAAAGGTAGATCGCTTCTTCTTCAATGACGCGAGTTTAGACTTCACCACAATGTCAGCGGCGGCAGACCCAATCCGCAAATTGATTATGTGGAACTACCTCTCGACAGACGGGACGAGAAAGCTGATTGTGTACAACTTCACAATTGACAAATGGTCGTATATGGAGACCACTGCGGATTACATTTCAGACGCTTCTACTGCCTCTGTGACGCTTGAGCAGTTGGATTCTGTGAATGCGTCTATTGATGCTTTGGCAGTGAGTATGGATTCGGGACTGTACGCCGGAGGAAAGTATTTTCTCGGTGGGACAGATGGGACACGGGTTATCACCTTCACCGGAGCGAACA